TCATCTAACCCGCCAAAGCTTAAGTTTGGTTTAAACAGTTGAACAAAAAAAGCGATAAACAATGGCAAAAATCAGAAATCACAATAAAAACAAGCTTTTGGAAAAGCACAAGAAGCAATTCGCCATGAAGCGCGGTTATAAATCATGGAGCCTTTACCGGGAGAAACGCAACGTCTATGATTACATCGGGGATCTTCACGAAATAGCTGCGAATGCCATCGAAGAACTGGAGGCCGAACTAAAACGGGTTAAAGAAATAGCCGGAATTAATTAAAAAAGCTATTGTAAATAAACACTAAAATGCTTATATTTAAGTAAATAACAACATTTTGCAAATTAAACCAAATAGATTCCCGCATATTCCTAAAATGCCAGGAGTATATCTTATTACAAGTAAGATAACAGGGCTTATGTATGTAGGGTCGAGTCAAAATTTAAATCGTAGAATAGCCTTTTACCATACTCCGGGCGCAGATACTAGAAAGTGGATGTCTGATTTCGATGTATCTGATTTTACCTTTAAGGTATTAGAAACGGTTGAAAAAATATCCGAAAATGAACTATTCGCACTCGAATTGTATTGGATAAAAACATTAAACACAGTTTTTCCTAACGGAATGAATAAGCGTTGCCCAGTTACCAACAAATCGTTATGTGGCGTTAAAGGAAAATCAAATAAGAGGGTAAAGGGATTTTATATAAATGTGCTTAGAGATTATTAAATATGTAAAACCTACGGGAGCAAATTATAAATCTCGCAATAAAAAGGTATTAACAGCTTAAACAACATGATACAACCGACCGAATTGCGTATAGGTAACTACGTCAACGTGCCCCGGGCAGAACAATCACCATTTAGAATAGATGGCTTTGAATATAATTCAAAAGATGGCGGCAAGATATATCAAAACAACGGGACCTACGAAACATCATTCGGAACTTTCCCTTTTCATCCACTTACATGGGAAATATCCGACCTTGCGCCCATCCCATTAACCCCTGGGATATTGGAGAAAGCCGGTTTTCATTTCGGGTTTCACGAAAATGGAACATATTTTATAGACCTTAATGAAATAGATAAGCAACTGGAAATTATGCTGTCAGGCAATGAGTTTTACCCTCAGATAGTGCAGGCGCCCGAGATGAGTAACGAGGATTGCCAAGTCGTCTCATTAAACAAAATAGAACACCTTCATCAGCTCCAGAACCTCTTTTGGTGTCTAACAGGATCAGAACTTACAGTAAACCTTTAAAGCCATGCCAGACATATCAATGTGTAGTAATCATTCATGCCCTTCAAAAGAAGATTGCTTTAGATACAAAGCTACTCCAGGTAGGTATCAGAGTTACGCAGACTTCGCGCCGCCGAAAGGGGAAAAGAAATGCGATTACTTTATGGAAGTTAAACCACCCGAAAAGGAAAAATAAAATTCCGAATAAAATTCATAAATGAAAATCATTTTGGGAGTGTAAATAATATTTGGTAATTTTACTCATTATGGCCAAAAAACGACAAGCAAAATCTAATCCAGTGGGTAGGCCGCCAATTTTTACAACCGCCAATGATTTGCAATCAAAGTGCGATCAATATTTTGAATATATAAAGGGCGAATGCCACGAGGAAGAAACCGTAAGAACGTCGAAGGACGGATCAACCGAACCCGTTAAAATAACGATTTGGGATCGGCGACCCGAAACGCCAAGTCTTACAGGGTTGGCATATTTCCTGGGTTTTGAGAGCCGTCAAAGCATTTATGATTATGAAAAGGACGGTGAATTTTCTTACACCATAAAAAGGGCAAGGCTTAGAGTTGAAGCATCATACGAACAATTTCTTTTAACACAGGCATCAACCGGAGCAATATTCGCTCTTAAAAACTTTGGTTGGAAGGATAAATCAGAAGTAGAACAAACAAGCAGGCATTATTTCATAGACGACCTTGACGAAAGCAACGGGGATAAGACTGAGTGAATTACTAAAGCCAACGGCAAAGCAAAGGCAATGCTTAAAGGCGCTTAGAGATAATTCAACTACCGAAATATTATACGGTGGTGGTGCCGGTGGTGGTAAAAGTTATTTAGGGTGTGCATGGATATTGATAAACGCCCTGAAGTATTCAGGCACCCGATGGCTGATTGGCCGATCTAAACTAAAGTCATTAGAGGAAACCACCCTAAATTCATTCTGGCAGGTATGCGAAGCGTTCGGATTAAAAGCGGACATCGATTATAAATACAACTCTCAAAAAAGCTTTATAAAATTCTCAAATGGATCTGTGGTCTTACTAAAGGATTTGTTTCTTTACCCGTCCGACCCTAATTTTGATAGCTTGGGATCGTTGGAGATAACCGGGGCATTTATTGACGAGTGTAACCAGATAGTTGAAAAGGCGTGGAACATAGTAAAGAGCCGTATTCGCTATAAGCTTGACGTGTATGGATTAATACCAAAGATATTGGGTTCGTGCAACCCTGCAAAGAATTGGGTTTATACTAAGTTCTACAAGCCATTTAAAGATCATACCCTGCCGAAAATCCGGGCATTTATTCAGGCGCTTGTAGACGACAACCCATATATTTCAAAGCACTACCGGGAAAACCTTTTAAGCTTGGATAAAGCAAGTAAGGAACGTTTACTTTACGGCAATTGGGAATACGATGATGACCCAACAGTATTGATAGACTACGAAGCAATTATTAATTCATTTAGCAATACCCATATTAACGGGAACGGCAAACGTTACATATCTGCGGATATTGCCCGGTTTGGTAAAGACAAGAGTGTTTACATTGTTTGGGACGGGTGGAAGGCATTAAAAATGATTGTTAAGGCAACGGCAAGTATAACTGAAAACGCAGAGTTTATAAAAGAACTAAAGCAAACCTACGGTGTACCGACGCTTAATATTATTTGTGACGAGGGTGGTTTGGGCGGTGGTGTTGTGGATATATTGGCTTGTCGGGGTTTTGTCTCCAATAGCCGGCCAATGGTTAATAAAGATGCGGTGGTTGATAGTAGCGACAAGCAAACACCAGGCAAGGGCGCGCCCGAGAATTACGATAACCTAAAATCACAGTGCTATTTTAAGTTGGCGCAGGATATCAACAATAACCTGGTCAACATATCGGCATTGTCAGATTACAGCGCGGAGATTATAGAAGAACTGGAACAGGTCAAGCAAAAGAACATGGACAGCGATATGAAGCGTGGCGTTATCTCAAAAGATAAGGTAAAAGAACTGATCGGCAGATCGCCCGATTTTTCAGACACCATAATGATGCGGAAATGGTTTGACTTATTCAGAGAACCCGGCAAAGCAAAAACAAGCTTACCCTACACCGGCAGCCAAAGAATAAAAACAGATTTTGATTGGGTAAAATAATAAATTATACTTAAATTAGCGTTAATCAATTAGTTATGAAACTAAGTTCATTTCAACGGTTATTTTTAAACAACCACACTTTTAAGATTTTTGGCCGGGCGATTACGGTTTATGATTTATGGGAAGACAGGTTTTGTTTCGAGGTTTCAAAAATAAAGATCAATGCACACTGAAACACTGCGCACATTAACCGGAAAGCTAAAAGTAACGATCCCGGAAAACCTCAACGAGTTAACCGTTGGGCAGCTGATTGATATTCAGGCGCTGGAAAACGCATCCGACCTAAAACCGCTTGCCATACTTTCAGGAGTGCCGGAAGATGACTTAGCTAACATCTCACAGTTGGAATTGGATAAGTTCACGAACCGGATTCTTTCCTTATCCCACCAGATCACTTATTGTTATCAGGGCGACAAAGTGCCGGAGTATGTAAGCTTCGGGTTTAAGTACGTTAAACGCTTTGGCATCCGGTTTAAAAAAGAAAACAGGGTCAAGGTATCAACCAATCTATCAGTTGAACCAGCTGGCGCGTTTCTGGCCTCACGTGACATTATCGCGGACGAGATCAATAAACACATAGAAGCTTTCGGTGAAGACAACTGGAAGGATAATTTTCAGCCGTCATTGGATGCGATTGCTACGGTGCTGGCTCATTACTTTTACTGCAGAGTAACAGAACTTCCATATGTTGAACAAAAGGCAGAAGAATTTAAAAGCGAGGTGCTAAAGCTTTCGGTGCAGGAGGCGCTGCCGGTAGGGCGTCATTTTTTTTTACAATTTCCAAATTTGCTACAACAGAAAATGAGCTTTTGGGTAGCGTTCCGACTGAGATTGAAAAGAGAGCAGGTGTTGAAGCGTTTGCGGAATTCAGCTTCTACAACCAAGTAAACGCTTTAGCTGGCGGAGATATTTTAAAATGGCGGGCAATAATGAACCTACCATACGACGAGTTTTTTATTAAGATGCGAATGAACAAGGTTGAGGCCGCGTTCAATAAGAAGTACCAGGAATTAAGTTTGAAAGAAAATCAGAAGTAAGATGGATTTAGTTTATGTTTTTATCCGGTGGATTCCCGGTAGAGTGTTTCCATTTGGAACTATTTGGGCAGATAATGATAAAACGATAGAACTAATACCGCGCTCTCATTACGAAATATATAGGAATACTCTAATTGATAAAACCCAAAGTCTACTAATCACTGAAATCCAACTTATTAAACGAAAGGCATTCATACCAGCATATTGAAATGAGAATATCTATCGCCTTTCTGATTTTGGTTGACGTCATCCACGTTCAGAACCCTACAGCTTGGATAGTGGGATTATTGTTATGGAAACTAATTGATGTATTGACCGACAAGTGACCACCATTGAACTATACCGCCCAGCAAAGATGAACGCATTCAGGTTAATGGATGTGCTGACCTTGACGGCGTTCAGTCAATGGGATGGTTATAGAAAGATTTATAAACACACTTTTATTTCGGCAAATTGAAAAATAATTTTCAGAATATAATTCATTTTTATTAGGAATATTCAGAGTATAATTCATAAATTCGCGTAAGCAATTTCAAAAAGGCTTTTAACGGGTTATTAATCAAGTAAATTCGCGT